GGCCACACTGAAAGAGCTCCGGCAGTGGGTGCTCGCGAGCCGGCTCTACGAGAACGACCTGATTCTCAATCCGGCGTCCGCGATTCGGGCGCCGAAGGTGAGTGGCGGCGAGGGGCCGCCGGCCCAGGGGGACGCGCTGAGCGATTTCGATGACGATGACGCCGCGGTCAACTAACCCGGTCGACGCCTACGCGCGCCGCGTGGTGGCGGGCGAGCTGCCGGCGGGCAAGTATCACCGCCTGGCCTGCGCGCGACATCTGCGCGACCGCGCGCGCGAGGGGACGCCGGGGTTCCCGTTTCGGTTCGTGTGGGAGGCGCGGGACGCGCGCGGCCGGCTGAAGCCCTGCGCGCTGCGCTTCCTCGACTTCGCGCGCCAGGCCAAGCACTACAAAGGGCGGCAGTGGGCCGGGCACCTCTTCGAGCCGACGGAGAGTCAAGTCTTCCGCCTCGGGTCGATCTTCGGCTGGCGACATATCGAGTCGGGCTATCGGCGGTTCACGACGGCCTACAACGAGCTGCCACGTAAGCAGGGGAAGTCCTTCGAGGCGGCGATCGTGGCCATCTATGCTGTGTTCTTCGAGGGCGAACCGGGTGCGGAGGGCTACGTCATTGCGACAAAGGAGAAGCAGGCGAAAATCGTCTTCAACGACGCGAAGAAACTTGTGGCGATCACGCCTGCGCTGCTCGCGCGGATTACGGTGAGTGCGGCGAATCTGCATCGCGACGAGACCTCGAGCAAGCTCGAGCCGCTCGGGTCCGACTCGGACACGACGGATGGTCTGAACCCGTACGTGATCGTCGTCGACGAGCTCCACGCGTTCAAGGTGCGCGACCTGCTCGACGTGATGGAGAGCGCGACCGGCGCGCGCGATACGTTCCTGAATTTTCAGATTACGACCGCCGGCAACGATCTCGTGTCGCCGTGCGGCGACCAGCACGACTATGCGTGCAAGATTCTCGACGGGGTCCTCGACGACGATGCGTCGACGCTCGCGTTCTTTGCGTTCATCGCGCACGCCGACGTCGAGGACGACTGGCTCGACGAGCGCACGTGGCAGAAGGCGAATCCGCACTTCGGCCTCTCAGTGAACCCCGACGATCTGCGGAAGCTCGCGCTGAAGGCGAAGAATATGCCGAGCGCCGCGGCGGAGTTCAAACAGAAGCGGCTGAACCTGTGGGTGAATACCAACGCGCCCTGGTTGTCGCTCGACGGCTGGCGGCACGGGCAAACGGTCTGGTCGACCGACAGTCACTTCGTGATTCCCGAGGAGTTGCGCGGCCGGCCGTGCTGCCTCGGCGTCGATCTGAGTTCGAAGATCGATCTCACGGCGATCGTGGCCGCGTTTCCGCCGGTCGCGGAGGGGAGTGACCGCCGATGGCGCCTGGTCGTGTGGGCGTTGACGCCGGAAGACACGGTGGACGAGCGGGCGTTGCGGGACCGCGCGCCGTATCGCGTGTGGATCGAGCGCGGCTTCCTGCGGACGAACCCGGGCAACCGCATCGACCAGGGCGTCGTGGTGGACATCATCCGCGAGGCCGTGGCGCGCTTCGACGTGCAGCAGATCGGGTTCGATCCGTGGAATGCCGGCAATCTCGAGCAGGACCTGCAGGCGGAAGGGTTCCCGGTCGTCGAGATTCCGCAGACGCTCGCGCAGATGAGTGGGCCTGCGAAGGACTTCGAGGCCGACGTGCTTGACGGCCTCGTCGATGCCGGCGGCCATCCGCTGATGGCGTGGTGCATCAGCAACGTCGTCGTGCAGCGCGACGGGAAAGACAATATCTACCCGGTCAAGAAGAAAAGCCGCGGGCGGATCGACCCGGTCATTGCCGCGTTGATGGCGCGCAAGCTCGCCGCGATTCCGCCGCCGGCGGAAAAGACGTATGAGATTTTTTTCGTCGGCGGGGCGCCACGATGACAAAGGACCCGCGCCTCGCGCCGCCGGACGAGCCGCGCCGCCGCGGCCGGCCGCGCGTGGAACCGCACCAGGCGGTGACGACCTGGCTGCCCGTGGGCGACTACGACCGCCTCCTCCGGCTCGCGCAGGCGCATGACGCGAGCGTCTCGGCGACCGTCCGCCAGCTGTTAATTCTGCGTGTGACCGAGGAGTAACACGCGGGCCGTCGCCCGAATAGTCCTACTAAACAAATCGCCGCGCTGGCGATCTGTGCACACTGGCATGAAACCGTGCCAGGAAGCGCGCCTCTCCACGAGCCCGTTTCACGTGAAACCCGGCGGCACCGCGCCTACGCGCGGCTCGAGCTCAAGACTGTCGACGCCGAGCGGCGCATTCTCTCCGGCGTCGCCACGTCCGCCTCGACCGACCGCCTGGGCGATGTCGTCGAGCCCGCCGGCGCCGAGTTCGAGCTCCCCATTCCGCTGCTCTGGCAACACGACAGCCGGCAACCGATCGGCGAGGTGACGCAGGCGCGCCAGGTCGGCGACGCGATCGAAATCCAGGCGCAGATCGCGAAGACCGACGTGCCGGGCGTGCTCAAGGACCGGCTCGACATGGCGTGGCAGTCGATCACGCTTGGCCTGGTGCGCGGCCTCTCGATCGGCTTTCAGTCGCTCGAGGAGAGCTACGACAAGACCACCGGCGGCTTTCACTTCCTGAAGTGGCTCTGGCTCGAGCTGAGCGCCGTGACGATTCCGGCGAACGCCGACGCGTCGATTCAGTCCATTCGTTCCCTCGCGACCGCGGAGGCGGCGTTACGCCGATCGGTCGTCCGTCCCTTGTCCGGTGTTTCGGACGTCTCGCGCGTCGTCACGATGCGCTGGAAATCTCCAATGGCCAAGAAGACCACAGCAGAACAAATCACCGGCTGGGAGGCGTCGCGCGCCGCGAAGACTGCGCGCATGGACGAGCTCCTCGAGACGTCCGGGGCGGATGGCGTCACGTTGACCGAAGACGAGAAGGCTGAACACGACGGGCTCGCGGCCGATGTCAAGGAAATCGACGAGCAGCTCGTGCGCTTGCGCGCGGCTGAGAAGCGCGAGAAGGAGGCCGTGCCGGTGGCGGTGCGCGGGGCCACGGCGGATGAGGGGACCGCGTCGCGTGGACGGACCCACGTCCAGGTCCTACCGAAGGTGCTGCCGCCCGGCATCATGTTCGCGCGCTACGCGATGTGCATGGGCATGGCGCGCGGCAACGAGTACGAAGCCAAGCAGATCGCCAAGGACAACTACGGCGACGATGCGGCGCCGCTCGTGAAACTCATCGACCTCCAGCAGAAGGCCGCCGTCGGCGCGGCCGCGACGTCGGTGACGGGCTGGGCGTCGGAAATGGTGCCGTACAACATCATGGACGACTTCATCACGTTCCTGCGGCCGGGGACGATCCTCGGCAAGTTTGGGACGACGGTGAACGGCACGACGTATCCGAGTCTGCGGCGCGTGCCGTTCAACACGCGCGTGAGCGGCTTCTCGGCGGGGTTGACGGCGAACTGGGTGGGAGAAGGCTTGCCGGCGCTGCTGAGCAAGGCGACGAGCTTCTTCACCTCGCTGACCTGGTCGAAACTCGCGGCGCTCGCCGTGCTCACGAAGGAAGAGATCCGCTTCAGCAATCCGAGTGCGGAAGCGAAAGTGCGCGACGACATCGCGGCGGCCGTCATTGCGAAACAGGATCGGGACTTCATCGATCCGGCGAAGGCGGCGGTCGCCAACGTGTCGCCGGCGTCGATCACCAACGGGACGACGCCGATCCTGCCGACGGGCACGACGTCGACGCAGCTGCGCACGGATCTCGCGACGCTGCTGAGCACGTTCGCGGCCGCGAATCTCTCGCCCGAAGACATCGTGCTCATCATGTCGACGGTCGACGCCGTCAACATCTCGCTGATGATCACCGCGCTCGGCAATCCCGTGTTCCCCGGGCTGACGATGGCCGGGGGCAACCTGCTCGGCTTCCCGGTCATCACGACCACCGCGATGGTGGCCGTCGGGTCGCCGGTCTCGAACATCATCGTCGCCGTCAAGGCCGGCGAGGTGTATCTCGCCGACGATGGCGTGGTGACGGTGGACGCGAGCGACCAGGCGTCGGTCGAGATGGTCGACAGCGGTTCAGCGCAGAGCGGCGTTAGCGGCACCGGCGCCTCGCTCGTCTCGTTCTGGCAGGCGGGGCTCATCGGGTTGCGCGCGACCCGGGAGATCAACTGGAAGCTGCGCCGCCCGCAAGCGGCCCGCTATCTCTACAACTCGGCCTACAAGGCGTAAGCCCCCTGCGCGGCGGGCGGCGGCCCCCCCCCCCGGCCCCC